TGTGGATTATTGTCCTGTGGGACTTCATTAAGATTAAGCATTTACTTGTTCCTCTTCGCTAGAGTGTTGTGTTGAGGGATCGACGAATGTCAATTCCTTGTTAGGTTCTGGCTTACCGCTACTCATTTTATCCATAAGTTTACCCAAGTGCGGTTCTTCCAACGTGTCTAGCCTACCCGAACGATCTTTTGCGGGATAGCCCCACTCATTCAACGGCTGACACACGAAAGCACGATACTGACCGTGATCACCAGTTAGAACTGCCATTGTGATCATTTCATCAACAATCCCGGGCAATTCACGACCAGTTTTCGAGCCTTCAATTTGCAGCGCATATTGCTTGCGCCCATAATCATCTGTGATCTCATCTAAGATGCCGACAAAGATAACGTTCTTTTCGCGGATGTGTTGCAGGTGTGTTAGCCAAGACATCATTTCGCGACCATGCATCCCATAGGCTGCACGAGTATCTAGCTTCCCAGAGCGATCAGAACGCGCCTCTGGTTGCTGTAGACACCACTGGAAGCACAAACGTCCTGCAACTGTAATAGAGTCTACAAAGAGCGTATCGTACTTCGACATCATTTCCACGCTATCACCAAACATCGACACGACATAATCGTAGTGCGCTTGACTGTATGGCTGATCTTCACTCAGCGCGGGATTTGGACCCCCAATAAAACATGCGAGGTCACGACACTCTTGCCATGTTCGTGGACGTAGAACGTCAACAGGGAACCCTTCGATAGCGGCATCCCCTGCCTCTAAGTCTAAGAACACAGTGGATTCAGGATTTAGGGTACGGGCCAGTGTGGTTTTACCCACACCGCTTGCACCGCATACTACGATCTTGTGGCCTTTCTTTTCAGCTAGGCGTTGATCGGCTGTGATAATTTGTAGGGCCATTAGTCTACCTCTTCGATTGAGAAACCACCAATTTCCACGCTACGGCATGGCTCAAGCATTTCTTGAATAGCGGGTGGTGCGGCTGTGTATTTACGCTCATCTACTGCAAGCGTAAGTTTTCCATAGTGACGTGCATCCTGCTCTGGCATGGACTGCAACACGTTACCAAGCTGATCTTGATCCCACACGACCTTCTTGCGCACCGTAGCTTTGAGCTTACGATTACCCGCAACAATATATGTGGTGCCAAAGTCTTTACCGTCTGCGCGTAACGCATCACGGGCTTGGTCTAAGAATGTATCTGAGATTTGTTGTTCGATGTCTTTAAGTTCGACCTTCAAGTCCGCAATAACGTACTTGAGTTCCTCTCGACGTTCGAACAGTTCACGACTATTCATGTCGATTCCTTTCCGCTTTAAATTACTAGAACCCTATCTATCCCATATAGCTTGGGATATGTCAACGACTTTTTTTAGATAAAAATATTTCTATGCCGTGAACAGCCTTCATGAGTTTCTTTTTTAGTTTAAACTCAGGGGTTTCGACGCCCTTGGCATCTTCGACCACCTCGTACCAGTCGCCGTTCTTGTCCTGCTTTTGATAGCGGAAGTCTGCAATGTATGCGCAAATCTTTTCACCATTGACCGCTATGTTGTACCGCACTTGTAGTTCAAGGTCTTTGACCCGATCTGCGCGTTCGAGCGATTTCAGATACAAATACCGCTCTGACTCCCACTTGGAGTCAAACTTGATGCCATCCACAGTTACTTTCTTGTTGCCGTACTTGGGTCTTGACCCACGTCGCTTGGGATTATATACAGTAGGAAACGTCATTTATGGGAAATTCCTCTATGCCAAATCCAGTAAAATACAAATCAGTCGGTGTTTCAATAGAGGCTTACGACAAATTAGTTTATATCGCAGAAAAAGAAGATCGCGCCATTGGGCGTCAGTTGTCGCGCATGATTGACGAGGCATATGATGAGATTCAAGCCCGTGTGAACGCACGGCAATCATACCGCCCTGCCGCAGTTGGCATTGGCGGTATCGCTTCAGTCATCGAAGACTAGAGTAGTCCCATATTCCCAAGTCCGCCCAGTAGTGTAGCTGCCACTGCTGGGTTTTGCTTTGCCTGCTCACGAATGCTGGAGCTTTGCGGCAGGCTGGGCATTTCTACCGGGGCAACTTCAGGAACTGGAATAGTTGTTCGGGTTATCTGTGGCGCTGCCGGGACGCGAGATTCAAGTTGCTCGCCTAAGCCTTCAGCAATACGCTCCGCTTCCGCACCTAATGAGGATGTAACTCCTGCAATGCCACGAGCAGTCTGCTGACGAGCCGCTGCGCCAAGAACATCGTTCAGAGTTTCTAAGAAAACTTTCATCTTTCCAGATTTAGTTTTTTGCGTTGCCGCCTGTGGTCCGTACTTCTTCATGAATGTTGTATAGAACGGTCCTGTGGACAGCACACGACCTACGACACTAAGCCGAGCAAGTGTTCCCAAATTCTCTAACGGACTGGCTGCAATGTTGGCGGCAACAAGATCACCACCTTCAGCAGATACGCCAAGAACCTTCATGTTTTGACCAAATAAACCGATAGCTTTCGCTTCTTCTGGATCAAACAGCGCATCAATCTTGCCAGACTTTTTAGCCTGTTCGATTCGCTTGGATAGCAGTTTGAATGCTTTCTTGTCTGTTAAGAATGTATCTTCGAAGTCACCGATCAGACTTTGCATATAGTATGACTGCAACTCTGCGCGTTCCGCAGGCTTGTCTTTAAAGAACTTGCCTAGCTGTGTGATGTCTTCACCACGCATAGATGGGCTTGCAAGAAGATCAGCAGCTTCACTGGATGTGATGTTGCCGCTACGAAGTTTGCGAGCGACTTGAACTGCGTCAAAGTCTGCCTTCTCCTTCATAATATCCCGAACATTTTTTAGCAGATTGACGCCAGCATCGTCCGCCCCGGATGCAACAAAGTCATCAATCACGCTTTGATCAATTCTAGTAAGAGACAAAGAATCTAGCTGGTCAGCCAGCTTTCTGACTTCTTTTGCTTGTGACCCGAACAATTCATCGGCTGTTGTGCCCAGCGCCTCCAGCTTTTCTTTAAATCTGCTACCACTAAACTTTCTTGTGGAATCTAAAGTTGATCCTGACTCACGCATTGCCTTACGCAACCATTCGCCTGCGGCACGATTGCGAATATCATCAAATGCACCTTTGCCTAGATTGGTTTCTATCACGGACTGAGCATCTTTTAAGAGCTTAGGGTTGTCTGCTCTAATAAGGTTATTATAAGCATTTTGAGGGTTTAGTTCTTTCCCACCCTTTACTGCTTTGTTCAAACTTTTCAGGCTTGCCGCACTAGATGTTTTTTCAAACGCATCCATGCCATCGCTAAAAAACTTGCGGACTTTAGGAATCTCTTGAGCGACCTTTCTCATCAATGCCTTGTCTTCAGCCGTGGCTGCACCAGACTCCATCATGTCGCGGAAAGTCTTGCGACGGAATGCGTTTTCAACAGCTTGTGGTGAAATGAAAGCATCCAACTTATCAAGAAAGTTATCTTTCATTAATCTAACACTGTCTGAGCCATAGTTGCCCATCCATGTGTCATTCAATGTTTTACGAGCTTTGTAGATTTGAGTGAATGACGCATCGTCTGGCAGTTTCATCAATTCATCAACAGCCTGTCGAGACTTTCCAAGGTTACCACTACCCGCTGCGACTAAACGATCTAGTTCAACCTGCGCATCTGCTTTCAATCCACGAGTGTTAAACAATCGCGCATCACCAACCGCACTTGTTGTTAAGTTCTGAATGTTGGCATATTTCTTTTGAACTTCATCATCAAATGCCTTGAAAGCATTTACAAAAGCATTTTGGATGTCTGCGTTGAGCGCAGCGTCTTTGTCCGCTGCTTTACCCATTTGAACCGCAATGTCATCCATGTGCTTGATTAGGTTGTTTGTCGCCATCTTTTCAGCTTGCAACAATGCGGTGTCGCCTGACTTAACAGCGTTTGTCAAAACTGCCGCCGTGCGATCAATGTCCAAACCACCTTCAGCACCATATGATCTTAGCTTTTCTAAGTCAGCCATGATTTGATCATGATTGTCTCTAAGACGCTTAGATGTGCCCAATGCCTTTTCTGACATTGCTTGCTGACGACCAATCAATGATGGACCGCCCATAGCTGAAATGGATGGTTTATAGTTAGAACCAATGGCCTCTGCGACTTCTTGCTGCGCTTGCGGTGTTAACTTCGCACCAACACGACCACGACCCGCTATCCCGCCGAAACCTCTAGCAACAAGACCAAAGATACCTTCACCCGCAGCACCGATAGCTGCTTCGGTTAAGATGTCACCACCGATGTCGCCTAATTCCTGACGCTGTACGCCCTGTAACGACTCTGTAGCTTCTTCAACAGCTTTACCTGCGCCAGTACCAAGTCCCGCACCGATAACCGCACCTAGAAGCGGCACAGGGATTGCTGCTTGCCCTGCAAGCGCACCTGCAACACCACCAACAATCTCTTCACCCGCAGAGCCTACAAAGTCTTGTAGGTCCATAAGAGAGAAACCGCTTTCATCAATTGCTATTGGTTTATCGGTATCTACGCCAATTAACGCAGCACCTCTTGGTGTTAGGGCAAGATTGCCACGGCTATCACGGATGTAATCACCTTCACGAAATCCGTACTTCGAAAGAACTGCTTCTTCTTCACC